GGCCGCCCGATGGAGTCGCCCCCACAGTCTCGACGTCATAAGCATTGACCACTGCCGGCTTGCTTCCGGAGACGAAGATCGAATTCGTAACGTTGGTGTCCAGGATGGCTCCGTAGACGTCGAGCGCTGCGCTTGATCCGGTGTTGGCTGCGTTGCACTGGATGCCGTAGTTATTTCCGGAGAAGCGGCCACCGCGGATTTTTGCTGCCAGGCTCTTGCCATTCTGGCTCGCCACCGTAACGCCCGCCGTTACGCAGTCATCGGCGTCGCAATTGTTGAGCGAAAACTCATCCACCATCGAGAAGCCGTCTTTTGTCGCCGACCTTCCGAGGCAATCGATCAGTTGCCACGATTGCGAACTGTGGTTGGAGAACCCGTCGCCCACCACCTGGGCACCAGTTAGCGGAACGAGCATCTGCGTGTTGCCGAGTGATCGGCTGCCGATGAAGCGCAGCCGCGTGTTTCGGCTTAGCGTATCGCCGCCCGAGATCGCACCGCTGCCGTTAAAGCCATCGAACTGGTTGCCGAGCGCGTCGCACGAATTAACGCTGCCCCAGCACTGGTTGAGCTGGAATCCGTAACCGTGATTGAACTGCGCCACGACGTTTTCCAGATTGAGATCGCACCGATCCGCCCAGAAGCCGGCCGCCATCGCGTAGGACATCCGAACGCCCGACAGATTTACACGACAAGCGTTCTGGTTGGTGCCCGCCGTCGTGTAGAACAGGATGCAGTAGTCGTACATCGACTGATGGAAATTGATCGTGTTCGGGTCCAGTGAAGATCGCGCGTGAACCAGCAACTTGCCCGCATAGGTGCCGGTTGTCTGCAAGGAGAACCCGGTCCGGCATGCCGTGTCATTCATCGCTGCCAACGTCTGGTCATTGCCCATGTCGGTGTAGAGGATCGAACTGCACCGGTTTGTTCCCGACCGCCCCATGGCCTGACTGGAATCGATGTCGATCAACGCCGCCGGAGCATTCGTCGATCCGGAGATATTGCCGCGCTTGTTGTCGACCACCCAGACGTTTGGATAGTTCACAGCGTCGGGTTGCGTGAATGCCCCCGCTCCTGCCGAGATGACGCGGGAGGCATTGAGGTCGACGTTCTTGCCGATCTCGGTCCGGATCGTGACCTCGCGCCACTTGTCGCAGTTGAACTGCAGCGGCGCCCCACGGTAAGTCGTGTTTCCCTTCAGCGTGATTTCGAGGGTCCGCCGAGACGTGTCCGCGTTGAAATTGGCGATCAGGTCCGCGATGTTCATCGGGTTCGCGGGCGACCCGTCACCACCTGCAGATGCATTTGCGTTGACGTAGATGTTCTTAGGGATGTCAGGACTGAGAACATCGACCGCAGACGAAAAGGCTGCCCACGAACCGGAGCCTGAGGCGCCTGATTTCTTGTATGTGCCGGCGTGGGTCGGGTCCGTTGCGTAGCTAACTTCGGCCAGCACACCGTCAGCATGGGCGAGATCGGCATCCATGGCGGATTTGGTGGCATAGCCGAGCTTTCCGCTGGCGCCGATCGCCGATAGCGATGCGATCAGCGCGTTGACCGCCGCAATCTGGGAAGAGTAGCCATCGAACTGGTCCTGGATCACGCTGAACGGGAAGCGCCGCAGGCTTTGCGTCCCGCCGACCGCCTCGTGGCCGAGAAAGTTTGACGGTAGCGAACCAACCGGAACAACAGGTGTGCGAGTGCCTTCGGCGGACATGGGTGCCGTTTCCTTGTCTTGTGAGGTGTCGTGGGAAAGTTAGGCGCGCGACCAGACGAACGGCGTCGCGCTGCTACTGGGCAAGTACGATTGTGCACTTTCGTCGGCCGGTAGCGCCGCGTAGGCCACGTTCCGTACCAGCGAGCGACGGCCATTGATCAGATCAGATGCGAACCCCAGCGGGTAAAAACCCATCACGTTCGCGCACGTCAAAGAAATCGCCGCCGAACTGTGAAGGACGTACCAGTACAGGCCCGGCGCAAGGGACAGCGAGATTGTTGCTTCCTTCACGCCCGTCGTGCTGACATCGAATTGGCCGCCGTCGACCAGGCGCGCGCCCGGCTGGTCGGCCGCCGCATTGGCGTAGATTCCGGAGCGTGCATTACCCGCGACGGCCGTGGTGACATTGAAGCCAAGTTTGGTCAGGGCGCGCGATGCCGGCACATTGAACGGCATCGCGTAAATTCGATCCGCAATGATCGCCTGGGCGCTTGTGGATTGCACGCCGTCCGGCCCGCAGTACAGAGTCGTATCGCCTCCACGGATGAAATTCACGCCGCCCCGCCGGCCGTAAAGCTCGGTGAACATCGCATTTAGCTTGGTGCCAGCGCCGCGGAGCGTGTCTCCGGTGCCGTCGTTCGCCGCCGCGCCGATATTGATGGTCTGTTGCGCCATTAGACTGAGTCCCATGTGAGTGTGGCACTGTCGAACGTGTCGAAGGTGCTGTCGAAGGTTGGGCCGATATGCGTTGCATAGGTGGTCACGGCGCCATAACCGCTGTCGCCCCCGCCGATGCCGATCGCCTTGACCTTGAGATCGACCACATCGCCGGCCGCATAGCCGGTGACGACGACGCCTCCCGCGCCGGCCGCGGCGGATGTTTCGGTGTAGGAGCCGCCCCCGGAAATCCGATGTCCGACCGTATAGGTGAGCGCCGTCGCGCCGCCGCCCGAGGCGATGTGAACGACGATGTTGCCGTCGATGGTCTCGACAGAGGCGATTGTCGGAACGCCCGGAGCGGTGAGCGGAATGACCTCGCCGAACCGGCCGTCCCACGGCGGAATGACGGTTGCGTCGGTCAGTTCGTCGATGATCGGCATGTACGGGACGAGCCCGAGATTGACCGACAGATTGTCGCCGCGGTCGATCGACTTCACCCGGCAATTGGTCGTGATCTGCGACGTGGTGCCGAACATCAGCAGATCGCCGACATCGATACCCGACCCCGCGACACTCCCCACCAATTGCACAATCTGCGTTTCGCCAGGCATGGTGGCGACGGCGAACTGGACGATGTCGCCACTCGCTTTCCGAACCCGCGCGCCGTAGGATGCGCCCTCTTCCATGATGACGGCATCGTCGATCTCGACGAGGTTGCCGCGGACCGTGCGGATGCGAGCCGCCACCTGGGTACGGTCGAGCACATCATGGGAGACCGCCGTGAGGTCACCGCGGGTAAAGACAAGGCCCTCGATATCCTGCGTGACGGTATAGTTCTCGCGGAGATAGATCGCCTCATACTGCCGGCGCCGGGCCTCGCGATAAATCTCGCCCGCATTCGTCTTCCCCGGCAGGGACAAGTCCTCGGTCACTCGCACATCGGCAGGATCGACGCCGGGCCACGGGATCACGCGCTCGGTGCTCTCGTAACCGTTCTCCTCGTCGAAAAACTGCACCCGATAGCCATCGGGATACACCGGGAAATCGATCGAGCCGGCGAAACCCGACGAGTTACGGGGCGAGATCGCCGAGATCAGTTGCGTCTGCGGCCGATCGACAACGACCGTCCATTTGCCTCCGATGATCTGTGGCGCGGCACGACCGGCGGCTGCGACATCAGCCAGGACATCGAGCAGCGCCGCCGACGAATCCCGGACGCCGTTATAGGTCAGGCCTTTGTCAACGCAGAAGGCATGCCAGTCCTCGATATCTGAGAGGATGATGCCGGAATCCGGCACCGGATAGGCATTGGCTGCGCACTGCAACACGTAGCGATAGAGCGATGCGGGGTTGTTGCTGACGCGCCGGACCCAGGACGTGCCATTGAAGTCCGGGACGATCGACTTCACGATGGCGTTTATGTTGTTGACGACGCCATTGAGCTGGTCGGTCGCCTTGATGCGAACCTCGCTCAGCGCGATCGGAAACTCGAAGTTGATCGGATATTCCGGCCGATGACTGCGCAGCAAGGTCCAGTCCGACCGCGCGAAAATCTTGTCCTCGGTCGCATCATAATCCGGGCTGAGCCGAACCATATCGACTTCGTAGCGGCCGCGCTCCGGCACCGCATAAAGCAACGTCCTGCGCGTGGGGTCCTGACTTTTGCCGAAGGTCTGCACCGTGTCGGTGATCCAGTCCGCATCACCGACTTTTCGATACCGCACTTGCTGGGTTACGCCGGCCGTCTGGCCCTTGCCCTTGCTGTCGTAAGCGATCAGCCCTTGTGGGAACAAGATGTCGACGGAAAACGCGGTGATATCGGAAGCCGTAACACGCACATTCGACTGGTTCGACAGAAGCTGGATGCCGAGCGCAGTTTCCAGAATCTGGGTGCTGCAATAGGACATCGGAGGATCCGACGCCGTGCCGGTGAAGGTCTCGTGTTCAACGTCGACATAGTCATCGATCGGCGTCTCGCCGAGCTTCAGTTCCGAAATGTCGAGTTCGCCATGGCCACAGACGACGGCGGCGCTGACATATTGATCGTTGTCGACGATTTCGGTCCGCGGCTGGCAGGCGTAGGGCGGCGCGTAACGGAAGAAGCCCAGCACCAGCGGCACCGCGCCATTGGGCGATAGATTGTTCTGCAACCCCTGAATCGATTGCAGGTTCTTGTCGCCGCCGATCTGGCCGGACTGCGCCGGCGGGATCAGGGCATTGAGCAGCAGACTACCGCCGATCGAAACGGCTAGCGTCGAAGCCGCGCTGAACAGCCCGATGGTCCCGGCCGTCGCGGAAGCCGCGCCGTAGCCGGTAATACCCGAACCGAATAGTCCGCCGATGGCAGAGTTCGCTAGCAGCGGGCCGAGATAGAGTTGCCCGACCGCGATCGCCGCAACCGTCACCGCGAGAGACAGCACCGATCGAAGGTTGTCGCCATGTAGCGCCATCCGGATGATGACGCAGGTCCCAACCTTCGGTCGGATGCGGTTAAAATGCCGCGGCTCGACCACGGCGTCATTGATGGTGACGCGCAACAGACCGTATTGCGCCGGCGAGATCGCCGGCAGCGTCTGCGCGATCATGTCGGCGATCGAAGCGCCCTCGCCCACTTCGATGTTGATCCTGTCCGCGAAGTCGAACCGCGGCAGGGTGACAACCTGAATGCTCATGACACCAGCCTGTAAATGCCGTCCAGCCGATCGGCCCAGCGGCCGTCGCGGTACTTTTCAAGACAGCTTTCGCGGCCCTCCGGGATGTGCAGCATGCGTCCCTGTCCCGCGACCAGCGCGGCGTGGGAGACAAACCCGGCGACCCGAAACGTGAGCAGATCAAACTCGCGCTCCGTACCACGCGGGACAGGCTGCCACGGCCAACCTGACCGCTTGTCCGCGATCAACGCAGCGCTTTCAGCCTTCTCGCGATCATCGGCATAGGCGTTGGCATAGCTCGGCGGATCGACACCCGCCGCGCGCCACGCCAGCCAGCACAGGCCGTAGCAATCGACGCCCTCACGCGTGCGGCCGCGGACCCGCCAAGGCAGGCCGATGAAATCGGATGACCAGTGCATCAGACTCGACTCTGAGTTGTGGGGCGTGGTTGGATGGCTCGGAACTCGGAAAACGAGCCGATGGGGGAAATGCCAATGAGCGAAGAGTTGTCGGACGAAAGTGGGGCCATCGTCGCGGTGCAAACCGCCTACTCAAAAGCGCAGATGAGCGTCGTCACCGCAATTATTCAGTCGCTCATCGAGAAGGGCGTAATATCGGCTGACGAGGTTGAGCTAAGCATATTGAGCTATCTCGAAACGATCGCTCGTAAAGTCTCAGAATCTTCAGCCGAAGCATCGCCTGACAGTTTGGAGGCCCAGGCGACTTTGTCATTGGTAAAATCACTTCGCTCGAAGCTGGGTATTGGCTTGACTGAAAGTCAGGCGACTTCATTGCCTCCTCCTTAGGGAAACAATCCCGGAAACCGCGACGGCGTCATGCGCTGTGACGGAAACGGCTCATCAAGGATAGGCTGCTGCGACACCTTCAGCGTGATGGTGGAGACGTTGTAGTCAGCACCGACTAGCCGGAAATTTTCGAACCGCTGCTCCACCACGTCGAGCGCGTTTGACCACACCAGCAAGAACTCGACCGCGATATTGAGGCCCGCCGCGCGCACCTGCGCGACCATGTCATCGGCGACGTTGTCGAGTATGATCTGAGCCGCGGGAGGCGATGCTTCCTTGTCGTCGGGCAGCAGCACGCCCATCAGCACGAACTGGTAGATGTCACCGTTCGAGCGCGTGCCATATTTGAGCGGGTCGTCCGAAAGCCGAACAGTTGGATCAGTCGACAGCAAGACCGGCTCTTCAAGGTCCGGGCCGGTAAACCGCACCAGGACAATCGGGAAGCTGTCCGTCTGCTCCGCGTTGATCGCGGTCCGCATGTTGAGCGAAACATACCGAGCCATCAGGGCAACACGTTCAGCGAAAATGAAATGCGATAAATCAAGCCGCTTTGCGCGCCGAGCGTCGGAAGGCTGTCCCACAGCGCTAACCACCACTCTTCCATCAGGAGCGGTTCACCGGTGTCAGAAAGCAGCGGTGCTCCCGTTTCGGTTGTCAGCGCATTCCCGTCGAGCATGCGGTCACGGATCAGAAACGGCAGGGCACCGCTGGCGCATTCCTCGTCAATGAAAGCGCGGAGCCGCAGAAAATCGTTATTGCTTCCATCAAAGGCACCGGCGATCGGCGTCACCACGGCGGACGTGCGGC